CGCCACGGGTCCTGGAGCGTTAAAACCCGGGGCCGTCGTCACCAGTCGCGCGATGGTTCGTACACGACGGCGGCGTGCCCGTTGGTGACGGCGGCGCCCTGCCGGTCCTGGCAGACGTGGTGGGCGATGCCCCACAGATCGGTGTCGCAGGCGAGGTCGAGGGCGTGGGCCTGGGTCTCGGCGGCGGCGAGGATGTCTCGGATGGCGAGGGTGTGCTCGACCGTCGGGCCGTCGGGGTCGGTGCTCGGGAGCGTGGTGTCGACGGGCTCACCGCACAGGACGCAGGGTGTGCCGGGCTCTGCTGCTGCGATGTAGGCGCGGGCCGCGGTCTTGTACCTGCGGTGACTACGTGGGTCCTTCAGCATCTGGTGCCCCTGGCATGACGAAGGCCGGTGGACCCTGGGGTCATCACCGGCCGAACGCGGCCAGCGTACATCGCACCGGCGCTCACGGTCATGTCAAGCACCCTCGGCGCGTCGCCCACCTGCGCGGATTGCTGCCTTCACGCTGTTGAGCTCGTAGAGCCCTGCGTGCCTCTGCACGTGGCCGGCGTTGGCCCAGCGCCGGAGCGTGCTCGCGCCGACGCGCATGAGCAGGGCGACGTCCTCGGCGGGCAGCCACACGCCGGAGTCCTGGTCGGATGCGACGACGAGCAGGAGGCGCTCGACCTCCCATCGTGAGCCGCACCGCTTGCACCACACGACGTCGCTGCGCTCGAGGCTGGTGATGGTGAGGCGTGCGCCGCACGTGCCGTCGCCGTGGTCGGCCGGGCAGTCGACGACCGTGGCTCGCGGCGTGCCGGTGCGCGCGGCCTGGCGTGCGTTGGAGACGAGGTCGGTGAGCTCCTGGGCGAAGACGTCGATGCCGGGGTGGCTCTGGCATGCGCGCCTCAGGCCGCCGTGCATGACGCGGCAGATGTCGACCAGGGTCGCGCCGACGGGGTCCGTGCGGTGGTGGCTGCGGCGGTTCCAGTCGATCGGGTGCTCGTCGTAGTGCTCGGTCCAGTCTCGGTGCCAGGTCGCGAGGATGCCGATGACGTCGACGCCGCTGCGCAGGTCGAGTGCGCCGATGCGCAGGCCGAGGCTGGTCTCGGTGCCGCGGCCGGTGCCGCTGCCGGGTGCGGGGAGCAGCTCGCCGGCGGCGAGGGCGTAGAGCTCGGGGAGCTCGACGAGGTGCTGGGCCATGCGGTCGTGGCAGCGCTGGCAGGTCATGCCGAGGTGGGTGCCGCGGACGGGGCAGTCGGCGCGGGGGTCGGGCTCGGGCTCGTAGTCCCGCCAGCCCTGAGCCTTGGCCTGGCGGCGCGCGTCGGCGCGGTCGTGGCGTGCGAGGGTTCGGCAGTCCTCGCCCTCGAGGTGGGCGTCCTGGTGGCAGACGACGCAGGTGCGCGCCGTGCACGTCTCGGGGCGCTCGGTCACGCGGGCTCCTGTCCGGGGACGTGGTGGCGGCAGAGGGCGCAGCGCTCGCGGGTGTCGCCGTGGCCGCAGTCGGCCTGCTCGAGCGCCTTCTGGGTGCGGCGGAGCTCGGCCATGGTGGGCGGGGCAGGCACGGGTGCGGCGCTGGGGCCGGCGTACCGGAGGCCGCCGGGCTCGCGGATGCCGTGGTCGAGCGCGCCGTTGAGCCCGGCCTGGATGACGACGGCCCAGGGCCGGTCGTCGTTGAGGGCCCACGCGTAGACGTCCTCGGGGTTCCAGCGGGGTCGGAGGTCGACGATGAGGCGGGCGAGCGCAGCGGCCTGCGGGATGCTCCGGATGCGGCTGGTGATCGTCTGCTCTTCGGCGCGCTCGCGCGTCTGTGCATCACTCCGAGATAGAGGTGACCCGGATTCCGTGGCTGGCTGGCTGGCTGGCTGAGAGCGGAATCCGGCGTCTTTCCGAGCGGAATGGGTGGCGGATTCCGGGCGGATTCCGGACGGAATGGCGGTCACTTTCCGCCGCCCTTGCCGCTCGCCTTCCGGTCGCGCTCGTTCTTGAGTCGGATGGCGCGCTGCTCCTTGCTCTCGTTCCACTTGAGCCAGCCGACGATGGCGTAGACCCCGCTGATGGTCTCCTCGACGGCGCCGACCTGGACGAGGGCTGCGAGGCGCCGCTGCCAGCCCTTCACGCCCAGGCGCTCGACCTGCTGGCGGGTGAGGACGCCGTCGGAGTCGACGAGCTTGGCCTTGGCGCACATGTTGAGGTAGAGCCAGCCGGCGGCCTCTCCGGCGGCGAGGATCTTGTCGTCGTCGAAGAAGTTGACGTCGAGCGGGACGTAGATCCGGGATGCTGCGCGCGCCATGTCAGGCACCGACCACAGTCATGACGGCGGGGTCGGTTGTGGGTTCCCAGGCGTCATCGGGGTCCTCGCCGACGACGAAGGCGCGGACGATCTGCAGACGGGCTACGTGGCCGTCGTGATAGCCGCGCTCCCAGTCCGCGGCGGTGGTGGGCTCTTCGGGCTCGGCCATGAGCTCTGCAGCTCGATCGCGGAGCTCGCCGACCTTCTTCCAGGCGAAGCCGCACATGTACCGGAAGCGCTCGGAGCGGGTCACGGACGGGGCCGCGACGGCTCTTCCGATGCCCGTGATGAGGACGTCGACGGGCAGGCCTGAGGCCTTGAACCGCAGGATGGAGTCGCGCCAGGTGATGGGCATGTTGTCGCCCCAGGTCTGTCGGTCCCACGCCGCTTCGAAGGCCTTCAGGTAGGCCTGGTCCTCCGCGGACTCGGTGAAGAGCTCCTCGGATGCCTGTCGCATGGCCTCCGCGAATGCGACGTTGACGGCGGAAACGTCGGCGACAAGGGCCTGCCCGGGGGTCGTGGAGGACTTGCCGGCGTTGCAGTCGCGGCATGCGGCGACCAGGTTTGACGGGTCGTCCCCGCCTCCGAGCGCGACGGGCACGACGTGGTCGATGGTCAGCTTCGCGTCCGGGGCGGTGGCGCCGCAGTACCTGCACGTGTGGTTGTCGCGGGTCATGACCTCGAACCGGGTGCGCTTGGTGACGGTCACTCGTTGGTCTCCTTGCAGTGGTCGAAGAGGTCTCGGAGGGTGAGCGCCTGGCGTTCGCGGGCGGGGCCGGTCCAGCCGCAGGTGCAGGCGGCGAACCAGCCTTCGGGGCGGCCGGTGGGCTTGGAGCGGATCTCGTGGGGTGTGCCGTCGGCGGCTGCGTGGTCAGCCACTGGGCACCCCGTCCGGGTAGTGCTCGGCGATGACGGCGCGGGCCTCGTCGACGACGTCGAAGCCCTCCCACCTGGCGAACACAGCCTCGACGGCGCGGAGGGCGGCGACGAGGCGGCGGACATCCTCGGGGCGAGGGGCGAGATTCCCGTTGCGCGCTCGGTTGAGGTGGTTCATCAGCATGGCGTGGTAGTCGGGGAAGAAGCCTCCGACCTTGTAGGCGTCGTAACCGCAGGCGCATCGCCCAGGGCCAGTCCGGTAGTGCGAGGCCGCGTCGGCGCGGGCCTGGATCTCGTCGAGGTAGTCGGTCATCGGGCCACCGCCTCGGGGTCGAGGATCTGGACCTGGTCGAGCAGCTCGTCCCACGTCTCCGCGTCCGAGCGGACGCCGGCCATCTGCGCGCGGTAGGCGCGCTCGTCGAGGTACGCGGCGTCGCGGACGACGTCCTGGCGGACCTTCGGGTCGGCGAGGTCGAGGTTGCCGCGGAGGACCTCCGCGATCCGCTGCCAAGCGCGTGCTTCTCCGCCGATCACCGGTGGGCCTTCCTTCTGCGCTCGAGGGGGATGACGCCGTCGATGCGGCCCTGCTGCGCGAGGCGCGGGACACATGTGGCGAAGTGGGGCATGGCGCGCCACTCGTGCCGGTAGGGCTGCTCCCCGGCCTTGAGGACGCGGACGAGGATCCGGTTGAGGTGGTCGCGGCAGACGGCGAGGTTGGCGCTCTGGTCGTCTGCGCCGAGCCGCTCGGGGTCGAGGGGCATGGCCTTGCCGGCTTCGGTGCGGCCCCAGAGGATGTCGGCGCCGCAGTCGCTGCAGCGGCTCATGCGACCGCCGCCTGACGGGTGAAGTCGCGGCCGTGTCGCAGGCCGAGGCGCCGCTCCGCCTCGTTGATGCTCGGCATCAGCTGGGCGGCGGCGACGCGCTCGGCGCGCGTCGCTCCGACGCGCCGCCAGTCCTCGCCTGCGACGAGGCGCTCGACGACGACAGGGTCGACGTCGTCGTCCTCGGCCTGGCCCCCGAGATCGGCCCAGGCCCCGGGGTCGTCGATGGTGTCGTCGTCCCAGGCGAGCGCGGGCAGCCAGCCGTGCTCCGCGGCGTACCGCTTGGAGCGGCTGACGCTGATCCGGGACCGCTGGTCGTCGGCCCGGGGTGGCACGTCCCACAGCTGGTCGTAGAGGTCGCGGGCCTTGCGTGCGGTCGACGCGTGCATCTGGTCGTCGCCCTTGATGACGCGGCCGAAGTTGGACTCGGTCATGCCCATGCGGCGGGCGAGCTGCCGCATGGACCAGCCGTGCGCGACGAGGGCGCGCAGCCGTCGGCGCGCGCCGGTGGCGTCCACGACGGTCGCGGGCGCGAGGAGGTCGAGCTCGGGCTTCACCGCGAGCACGCGTGCGGCGGTCTCCTTGCGCATGCGCTTCGTCGGGCGGTACGTGCCGTCGGCCTGGCGCTTGCCGTACACGAGCTTGGTGAGGCCACCGTGGGCCACCCCGGCGACGTGCGCGATCCGCTTGAGGCCCATCCCGCTGGCCTGCAGGGTGCGGACGTGCTCGAGGACGGGCGCAGCGTCGACGAACGGGTCGAACTGGCCGTAGGCCTTGAGCCGGTCGATGCGCGCCTGGTGGCCGCTGTTGGCGTCGCGGCAGGCGCGGCAGCGGCAGCGGTCGAGGACGTAGGCGTTGCGGGTGCCGTGCTCGTGGTGGGCGATGGGGTGGTGGCAGTCGCGGCGGGGGCCGTCGGCTGCCTTGCGGGCGGCGACGGCGGCCTTGCGGCGGTCCCGCTCGCGCTGCAGGTCGCAGGAGTGGACCCGCAGCGACTTCGCAGCCATGCCGGCGCTGGTGAGCGGCGTCGTGTACCCGCAGTCGTCGCAGCGCAGGCGGGTGTCCCGGGGTGCGCGGCGGGTCATGCGACCCACCGCCAGTGCCGCTGCGGCTTCCCAGCGTTGCCGCCCGCGGAGTCGTCGTTGGTGCCGACGTAGCCGAGGGACTCGATGCGGCCCTCAGCGGCCAGCGCGCTGTACGTCGCGGAGAGCAGGCGGGCGAACGCGGTCGCTCGCGGCTTGTCGTCGGCGATCGCGGCGCGGTGCTCGTACAGCTCGGCGCGGACCAGGTTGGGGTCGACGACGCCGTCGTGGCGTGCGGCGACGGCCCGGATGGCGTCCTCGATGGCCTTGCGGTCGGTCGACGCGAGCGTGGTGCGCGGCTTCGCGACGGCGGCCGGCGCGGGCCGGGCGGGCTCGGTGCTGCTCTCGATGACGGTGCAGTTCGCCATGCGCGCGGCGACGGTCTTCCCATCGCGGGTGAGCCACACGTAGCCGCGCTTGGGGTGCAGCGACCACACGGTGTACTCGAGGTCGGCCCAGAGGACCCGGTCGCCGACCTGCGGCTTGCGCGGGGTCACAGACCGGGCTCCTCGTCGGGCGGGACCTCGCCGAGGGCGCGGCTCATGTGGTCGATGAGGCGTGAGGCCTCGCTGATGGTCAGCTCGTTGCGGCTGGTGATGTCGCGGCCGATGACGTTGCCGACGTAGGCGATCGCCTCGTCGCGGTCGGTGATGCCGAGGTCGCGCATCTGCGCGCCGACCTTCTTCATCTGGTCGTCGGTGATCAGGCCGGTCGGCTGCTCGTCGTCCAGCGGCGGCTCGTCGAAGACGGGCTCGTCGGCGGGCGGGGCGTCGACGCGCTCGACCTTCGCGGCCGCGGGGGCGGCGGACGCTCGCCGCGCGGTGCGCTTCGCGGGTGCCTTGATCGGGACGACGTCCGCGCTCACGGGCGGTGCGTCGAGATCCTCGAGCTCGTCGATGGTGTACGCCAGGCCGCCGATGACGTCTGCGAACAGGCGGCGGGCCAGTCGACTCGTCGCCCTGGCCACGAGCTTGTCCTCGGGGTAGGCGCCGAGATCGATGCGGGCCTTCTTTGCCTGATCAGCCGTGAACGAGACGCGGGTCCACTCCTCCTCGCCGCGACGCCGGCCCTCGACCACGCAGCGGGTGTCGTTCGTCTCGACGTAGCGCAACTGATGGCCGGCGGACAGGATCAGGGAGCGCATGAGCTGCGCGGACTGGCCGGGCTTCCCCTTCACGATGTGGATGTGCTGGAGCGCTGTCATGGGGCCGACTCCGAGCTCGCGCCCGGACAGGATCGCGGCCGTGACCGCCGCGGGCTTGCCGCGCATCGAGTCAGGGACGAAGTCGGTGCCCGCGATGCCCCTGGCGAGCTCGGCGACCTGGCCGAGCATCCCCGCCCATGAGTCGACTCCGAGGTAGGGGTCGGGGGCAGAGGCGACGGCGAGGGGTGCTGCCTGGTGGATGGCGACTTCGGTCATGCTGCTGCCCTCCGGGCTGCGCTCTGTCGGCGGTTCTTCGTGCGCCCGCATTCACGGCACGCCCGTCCACCGCCGGGTCGGATGTGGGTGTTCTCCGGGCTGAACTCGTGCCCGTGCTTGCAGTGAGTCTTCGCGGCGTTGTGCGCCGTGACGGCGACACCGCGCAAGGTGTTGACCCGCGGGGGCACGGGCTCGAGGTGGTCGGGGTTGAAGCAGTGCCGAACCCGACAGAGGTGGTCCAGGTGCAGGCCCTCCGGGATCGGCCCCACGAAGTGCTCGTAGGCCACTCGGTGCACGTACATGGCGGCAGCGCGGCCGTCGCGGATCGTCGAGATGACCGCGTACCCGTCCGGGCGCACGTAGCCGTTGAACAGCCAGCAGCCCGCGCTGTCATCGCGACGCGCGAGCAGTCGGGCGATGACGTCGGTCATGCGGATGCCTCCAGAGCGGGCGGGGTCAGCGCGTCACCGACCCAGGACTTCGCTTCCTCGGTGGCGCGGGCGACGACGCCGACGTGCCGGAAGCGGGTGAAGACGTAGTCGTCGGCGCGGACGGGGACGACGTCGTAGCCGTCCGCGCGGACGTGGACGACGACGACGCGGTCGATGGCCGGCATGGGCTGCTCGGTTCCGTCGTCGGCGACGTAGAACTCGGCGTAGCGGTACGCCGAGAGCTGCAGGCCGGTCTCGCCGTAGATCCCGGACCGGTTGGTCTTCAGGTCCGCGAGGACGAGCTCGCCGGGCCAGCACGGGAACCGGGCGGCGAGGTCGAGGGTGCCTGCGTAGCCGACGGTGTAGTTGACGACGGTGCGCTCGACGAGGACGGGCTCGGGCTGCCACTCGTCGAGGAAGCGGACGTAGGACTCGACGTGCCCGGCCAGCTCGTCGGGGACGTCGACCTCGGCGCCCTGGACGAGCTGCTCGGCGAGGGCGTGGACCTGGGTGCCCCGGTTCGCGGCAGCGTCGCGGTCGGCGTAGGGCGAACCCTTGAGCACCTTGAGCCGCTCGGACGGGGCGAGGTCGGCGACCTCGTCCCAGTGGTCGACCGCGTACTCGGCCACGGTCCGGATGCCCCAGCCGACGAGCGCCGGCTTGGGCACGCCGTCGCTGAGGATGGACGTGACGCCGGGGATCTTGAGTCCGTTGGCGTCGACGTACCAGTGGGTGGCGCGCCCGAACGAGCGACCTTCCTTGCGGGTGATGGGTGCGGTGTAGCGGCTCATCCGAGACCACCGCCCGGGACGATGAGGCCGGTGCGCGCCTGTGCGGCCGAGTCGATCAGCTGCTGGCCGAGCGCAGCCGCATGGTCGGGCGGGAAGAACACGACGCGCTGGCCTGCCGCGTCGACGAGCACGACGACAACGTGCCTGTGAACGGGGTCGACCTGGACGAGCGTCGCGTTGGGCAGAGGCTGCGGCGTGCACTCGATCGGGATGGGCATCTGGTCGTTCATGCTGCGCCTCCATGGGCGGCGTCGAGGTATGCGTCGAGGACCTGCTGTGGCAGCGGCCCCTTGGTCGGGCACTGGATGTCGTTGGCAGCGGCCCAGGCACGGACTTGCGCTGATTCCGAGAGCGGGGCGTCGGGGTTGCGGAGGCGGCGCCGCTCGAGCTCCGTCAGGCCGCCCCAGATGCCGTGGTCGAGTGCGTTCTCGAGCGCGTAGGTCAGGCACTCGACGCGGACGACGCAGTCGGCGCAGACGCGCTTGGCCACGGGGATCGTGTGGCTGGAGCCGTTGATGGGGAAGAACAGCTCGGGGTCGAGGCCGACGCAGGACCCTTCGACGACCCACGCCGGGCCCGTCACGTGCCCTCCGGGCCGCCGACGAACCGCGCGTACACGGTGGCGCGCTTCGGCTGATCCTCGGGCCGACGGCGGCTGACGACCTCGAACCCGGCCCACTCGTCGTTCTTCAGCAGGCTCTTGGCATAGCCGCTGGCGCTGTTGGGCCGGATCATCGCCCACTGGCCGGGCCGCTCCCGCAGCTGCTCGCGGATGCGCGACATCTTGCTGTTGGTCCGAGCGGGCGGCGGCGCGTCGACCCAGACGATCTCGTCGTCCGCGGCCGTCTCGGTGGCCGCCGACGGCGCCGTCCGGGTGATGCCCGACGGCGCCGGCTTGGCCTGCGGCGCGCGCTGGAACTTCTTGCTCGCGGCGTTGAGCGCGTACCCGTGTCGCACGGCCAGGCGCGTCACGTCGTCGACGGCCCAGCCGGTGGCGGTGGCGATGTCCTGCACCGTCCACTTGGGGTTCTCGACGTACTCGAGCACGACACCCGGGGCTGACCTGTTCACGCTGACTCCTTGCGGTTCGAGTAGTGCTCTGCGGACGTGGCGATGCCGTCACGGACGGGCTTGGGGAGGTGGCCGATGTGCCAGCCGTCTCGGACGGGGCAGCGGTACTCGCGCATGACGGTGCGCTTCGCGTAGCGGATGTGGAGGCGGGTGCGGCGGACGGCTGCGCGGGCCTCGCGGCGGGTGACGTAGAGCCGCTTGCCGCAGTCGGGGCAGCTGACGAAGCCCTTGTCGACGGGCGCCGTCATCAGACCCACCACCGGCGCTGGACGGTGAGGACGGCGGCGGCGAGCATCAGCAGCCCGCCGACGACCCAGGCGACGGACTCGGGGACGGCGCAGATCGACCGGCGGCTCACGGCGCCCACCGCCGCTCAGCGATGCGGTCCACGGCGAGCCAGAAGCCCAGCGCGACGCCGAGCGCCAGCGCCTGCCAGACGTCGAGGTCGGCCCACAGCGACAGCAGCCACGCCAGCGGGAAGAAGCCCAGCGCGGACACGGCGTAGACCTTGAGGCGCGTCGCGGCGACCTCGTTGCGGTAGCGCTTCTGGGAGCCGCTGCGGCGGGGGCGGCTCACGGCTCGACCCCGTTGCGGGCGGTGCGCACGGCGGCGCGCAGCAGCGGGATGACGAAGTCGCGAGGCATGTCGGGAAAGGCGGCGCGGCGGTGCTCCCGAGAACGGTGGATCGAGGCGCCCCGGCGGGTCACGATGTGGTCGCCGACGACCTCGTAGAGGCCCCAGCCGCCGGGCAGCTCTTCCAGGCGGACGACGCCGGGCGGGGCGACGATGGCGAAGGTGTCGCCGCGCTCGATCGCCGCTGCAGCCTTGCTCGGGTCGGCCAGTTCGCGCAGCCAGTCCGACCGCGACACCTTCACCTCGAAGACGTGCACGAGCAGACCGCTGGAGCGCCAGAGGTCGACGGCGACGGCGTCGAACGTGCGGGACGCGTCGAACGAGGCGCGGTTGCGGACGTGCGTGGCGAAGACGTAGCGCGGGCCGTTGCCGTGGTCGCGCTCGAAGCGCGCACGGAGGAGGTCGAGGACGTCGCGCTCGGTGTACTTCACGGCTGCCGCTGGCGCCGTCGTGCTGTCGACCTGCTCGACGTCGCTCACGGCGCACCGCCCGGGACGACGACGCACGCGACACCCTCGCCGGCGCAGGGGCTCCACGAGCCGACGGTGAGACCGACGAGCATCGAGGCGGCGAACAGGAACGCGAGCAGCGCGTACTCGCCGCGCTTGGTGAGGCGGACGCGGCCGCGGTTGGCCTTCATCAGAACCCTCCCCGGTCCGCGCCCAGGCACTCCCGGCACGTCAGCGGGTCGTGGTGGGGGTCGCGCAGCGGGACGACGTTCGCCGACCACGGCTCGGCGTCGACCAGCGTCCCCAGCGGCGTCGGGGCGACCGGCTGCGTGGCGATCGGCTCCACGGCGGCCGGCTTCGCGTCGCGGGGGCGCAGGACGAACGAGCCGACCACGCCGGCGACGACGAGGAACCAGAAGAACGCGCCGGAGAGGGCGAGGAACCAGCCGAGGGGGCTCATGCCGACGCCTCCTCAGGGGTGAGGCCGAGGGCGAGGAGGATGTCGTGGCAGGCGTCGGCGTAGCCCTCTTCCCACACGCCGTCGCGCTCGTCGCCGGTCGCGAGGTCCCGGAGGCACTCGACCTCGAGGACGACGTCGGCGATGACCTCGGCCGCCAGGTCCAGGCCGTACAGGTCGGCGAGGCGCTCGGGCAGCTTCGGGCGCTCGGCGAGGGACGCGAACCCGGCCCAGAACCAGTCGTTGACGGTCATGCGGATGCCTCCTCGGCCTGGTGGCGGTGCGCGGGGCAGTACCACGGCGCGGGCGTGGTCAGGTGCGAGCGGCGCCCGAACGCGTCCGTCATGCGGGTGGAGCCGCAGCGGGTGCCGTCGGCCTTCACGCCGTTGCAGCGGTTCGAGTCGTTCATGCCGACACCGCCGTGTCGTAGGCGTCCGTCGCCTTGTCGAGGTCGTCGAGGGCCAAGAGCGCCAGGGCGCGCAGCTCGTCGAGGTCGCCGAGCGCGTAGGCCTTGGCGACGAGGACGCGGGTGTGGTCTGTCAGGCGTGCCATGTGGGACACTCCTCTCGGTTCAGCAGGTCCGGTCGGCTTCTTCGCGGGAGTAGGCCGGGCTCTCGGCTGTTCAGGACTGGTGGCGCCGGGGCCGGTCGGGGGCTGTCGACCCCGGCGCCGTTGGCCGGCGGGTACGCCACGGGGGACGAGCGCACCGGCCGGTGTCTTAGGCCGCCGCCCCCAGCAGGGACTCGACGGGGACGTCGGCGTGCTCGGCGATGACAGCGAGGTCGTCGACGGTCAGCGGGAGCGAGCCGGTGAGCCGCTTCGACCAGTAGGAGTGGCTGCGGCCGGTGCGCCGGGCGAGCTCCCGGGTGCTGATCCGGGCCCCGCCGAGCGCGGCGCGGGCCGCGTAGGCGCTTCCCTCACGGGTGCTGGTGTTTCCCATGTGGGAAACCCTGGACCCGTGTAGCGCAGTTGTCAAGCGATGACTAGACATTGGTTCCGGCGTGTCCCACTCTGTTGCCAGAGGGGCAACCGAGCGGAGGTCGGAGACCATGAAGCCGAAGACCAAGCAACGAGAGCGCTGACAACGTCCGGACCGAGATCCGGGTCTGGATGCAGCGCCGTCAGATCAGCGCGTCCGACCTCGCGACGAAGCTCGGCCACGCGCCGTCATGGGTGAGCAAGCGCATCGGCATCGGGGCCAGCGTGCCGCTGTCGGTCGACGACGTCATCTCCATCGCGGAGGCGCTGGACGTCTCGCCGGGCATGTTCTTCCAGGTCGTCACGCCTCAGTCGTTCGCGGCGAGCCGTACCGCTACCGAGTTGATGCAGTATCGGTACCCTGGTTCCCACAAGGGAAACCGGGCGAAGACGCTCAAGCCCGCCGCGTAGCCGACCGAGGAAACGATCATGACCTCTCCCATCCAGCGATGGGCCGATCACATGAGGTTCACGGGGGCAGCAGACACCACCATCGCGACGCGCACGCGCATGATGCGGCGCCTCGTCACGCTGCACGGCGACCCCCTGATCCTCGACCGGTCGGCCCTCATCGCCTTCCTGGCCGCCTACGACCACCCGGCCACCCGCTCGACGATGCTGTCCTACCTTCGGGCGTTCTACGCCTGGGCCGCGACCGAGCACATGGTCGACGACGACCCCACCGCCGGCATCCCCGGCGTCAAGGTCCCCAGCGCGGTCCCACGGCCCGCCCCAGCGGACGACGTCGCCAGGATGCTGCGCGCAGCCGACCCCCGGACGCGGGCGATGGCGCTCCTGATGGCCTACGCGGGCCTCCGGGCCTGCGAAGTGGCAGCCTTCCGCCACGAGCACCTGACACGGGCGCAGGACGGGCGCTGGTGGATCGAGATCCCGCGCAGCAAGGGCGGGCACCGGCAGTCGGTGCCCATCGCCGGATGGGCGGCGGAGGACATCCTCGCTGCCCCGGCATGGGACCTGTCCGCGCAGTCGGTGCAGAAGATCATCCGGGAGGCGTTCCGCGCGGTCGGCTCGCCGTGCACCGGCCACCAGCTCCGGCACTACTTCGGCACCACCGCCCTGCGGGCGACGGAGAACCTGCGGGTCGTGCAGCAGATGATGCGCCATGCCTCGCCCGCGACGACTGCTCGCTACACGCTGATCACGTCCCACGAGACCAGCGACGCGGCCGAGGGGCTCCCGCGCATCGCCTGACGACCCCCACGGACGACGAAGAGGCCCCCGCCCACGCCGAAGCGTGAGCGGGGGCTCTCGAAGGCCGCGCCAGTCCGTCGATCAGCGGAGGGCGCGGAGTAAGCCCGGGCCCGCCCCTCGACAGCGGACCCGGGGGTCTCTAGTGCGGCTGGCCCTCCGGGAACGGCACCGCCGGGACGGTCTGGCCGGCCAGGTCGTGGGTCGAGTCGCCCAGGAACTGCCACACGCCGCCGGTGAGGAACGAGTGGCAGCGCTTGGGGACGCCGGCGATGGTGCCGTAGTTCACGAGGATCGACGGGGCGAAGGTGGGCCGCTCGAGGTCGCCGTCGAACGAGTGGTCGCCCATGGCGTGCATGTCGTCGCAGCCGGGGCACCAGACGGCCCAGCCGTCGGCGACGACGTATCCGTCGCCCTCGCGGCGCGAGACGCTTGTCGGGACGACGACGCTCATCGGCCGGCCGAGGTGCGCGCGCTGAGCACGAAGTTGCCCGCCGGCGTCTTCAGCCAGCGGCGGCCGTCGACGTCGCGGACGGTGCCGGTGTAGAGCACGGGGTTGCCGAACACCTTCGTGCCGACCCGCTGGGACCGCCACGACGGGTCGGCGTAGACGCCGGTCGCGGGCACGATGACGCGTGCCCTGAGGATCGGGTGGCGGATGCCGTCGGCGTCGATGTTGAGCTCGCGGATGACGCGCTGCACGTCGGCGGGCGTGGTTCCGGGGCGCAGGGCGAAGTGCATGGGGTCCCAGTTGCGCGGGATCGCGTAGTCGCCGCCCTTGGCCTTGTCGCCGCCCCAGATGACGATCTGGTACCGGTGCTTGATCGCGGCGCACGCGCGGATCTGCTTCGTCGACATCGTGGCCATGCCGCCGTACAGGCCCTGGGCGCCCTCGTGGCCCCAGTTGAGGTCGATGGCCGTGCCCGACGAGTGGTCGGACCATGCCGTCGAGGCGCGGGCCTCGCGGTAGTTGTAGGCGCCGCACTCGCCGCGCCGCAGCGGCGCGACCTCGCGGTCGTAGTCGAGCGCCAGGGCGATGAACAGCGGCAGGACGTCGCTGCGCATGGTGACGCGGATGCCGGTCGTGCCGATGGGCGCGGTGCGCAGGCGCGCGTCGCCCGGGGCGAGGACCGGCCACCGGTTGATGCTGGTGGCCGCGGGCATCAGACGCCGCCGTACTGCCCGGTGTCGACGCCCTCGCCGTCGGCAGCACCCGCCTCGTGGCGGCCGGCGGCGGGCGGCGCGAGGGAGATGACCGACGCGGTGCCCTCGTCGCCGAGCTTCGACGCGATGAGGCACTTGAGGAGCGTGGCGACGGCCATGCCGAGGGCGCCGAACGCGGCGATCTGCCCGGCGGTGGCGACCTCGGAGAGGCTGGTGAACGAGCCTGCGCCCCAGCCGACCAGGGCGCCCTGGGCGGCGGAGGAGATGACGCGCTCGGCGGTGTCCCGCCAGAACTCGGTGGTGAAGACGCTGGTCATGTCGAGGGTCCCTTCATGCAGAAGGCCCGCCGGTCGGCGGGCCTCGGGGTCGTGCGTGGAACTGGGCTCAGCCCTTGACGATGAGGGCGATGACGGCGGTCTCGACGAGACCGAAGATCGTGAGGGACGCGGTGAGGAGCCACCGAAACCTGGCGGTCCGGGTGCGGTCGGACTCGGCCAGGTCCGCCTTCGTCACGAAGGCCGCGGCATCGACGTCGTCCTGGCGGACGGTCTCCTCGAGCGTGCGGATCCGGGTCTCGTGGTCGTCCTTCGCCCGGGCCTGCTGCTTGAGCTCGACGACGACCTGCGCGACCTGCACCTGGACGTTGGACAGGTCGCCGCGGGTCGCACGGACCTCGGAGAGGATCTGCCCGAGGAGCGCCTGGTCGGTGGTGTCGCTCACGAGTTCGCCACCCACTGCGCGGCGAAGTTGGTCCAGTCCGCGCCGGCGACCGACGCGAGCGCGCCGCCGGAGGTCTGCGTGCCGAACATCTCGATGTAGTCGCCCACGGAGAGCTGTACGAACTCGGAGATGGACACCGAGGACGACAGCGTGGGTGCCGCCGCGTGGCTCACCGTGGCGAACGGGGTGGCGCCGCCGTTCTTGCGCAGGTCGAGGCGGCGGAACCCGGTCGCGCTGGCGGCGAAGCCGAGCGTCGCGGTGACGAGGTACAGCCCGGCCGCGTTGCAGGTGATGCGCGAGGTGTTCGACGACGTCGAGTGCATCGAGTCGGTGTCGTACAGCTCGGTGTCGAACAGGATCACCGAGGCGGTGCCCGACGTCGACATGTTCGTCGTGGCTGTCTGGTAGAGCGAGCAGCGCGGCGGCGACAGCAGGAAGGCCAGGGCGTCGCGGATGTACTGGTTGTACTCCGCCGCTAGGTTCTTCTCGCCGACCGAGACGGTCTGCGTCGTGGGGACTGTCGCCACTGTGCGCTCCTCCTAGAAGGCGAACCGGTCGGCGTCCCACACCTCGACCGGCTCACCGGCGGAGTGGGCGCGTGCGATGGTGCTGCCGACGCCACGGGTGACGCCGGTGAACGTGCGCGGCGAGGTCCCGCCGGCGGGAGCGCTGTTCAGCGTGACCCGCTCGCCGTTGAGGTCGATGTCCATCGGGTAGTCCCCGGCCGCCGTCGACAGCGTCACCGAGCCGGTCCAGGTCAGCGTCAGCGTCGTCGCGCTGGACGTGATCCCGGCCGAGAGGGTGCACACGCCGTCGCCCCAGCAGTACCGGCCGGTGTCGTAGCGGCCCACCCGCGGGGCGTCGGCCGGGGCCAGGTAGACCGTGGCCTGGAACGTGGTGGCGTCGGCCTCCTCGACGTAGCCGAGGAGGTAGCCGTCGTCGTAGGTGCGCCCCATCACGGTGGTGTCGAGGTTGCTGATCCGCAGCCGCCGGCCCAGGGTCATCGCGAACCAGCTGGCGTAGAGGTCGTTCTTCGCGCTGACGAGGTCGATCGTGGCCTCGCGGACCCGCAGCACCTGCTCGCGGCCGCGGGAGATCAGCGAGGACGCCAGCGCGTGGAGGTCGGGGCGCTTCGCCAGGGTGCACTCCGCGGACTCCTCGACCGGCCCGATCGAGGCGAGCAGGGCCGCGTCCTCCGCGGTGACGGTCGCGACCGGCGTCTTCGCGACCCCGCGCGCCACCCGCGCAGCTGCATCGCGCCCGTAGACCGGGGGGCTGCCGAGGTCGTCGACGGCGTCGACGATGATGCCGGTCGCAACCGGGTCGGCGTCGGGCGAGGTCACCACGAGCACGACGTCGGAGGTGTAGTCGTGGTAGGCGATGCCGGACTCGCCGCGGGCGATCCGCGCCAGCGCATCCAGCGCCGACTGCCCGTCCGTCGGCGGCAGGACCGCCTGCTTGCCGGACGCGGTGACCGACGTGCACGTCGTCCCCGTCCACGTGCCCATGCGGGCGACCTGCGCGTCGATGGTGTCGCCGGCCGACGGCTTCCCGCACCGGTAGTGCTCGAGCACCTGCGCGGCGGACAGCGCCGACGAGTAGAGGGCGACGTTGGAGACCGAGCCCTGCCACGCGTCCTGACCGAACAGGCCGCCGACGATGAGCATCCGCCACGTCTGGTCGGTGCGCGTGGTGCCGTCGATCGTGAAGGAACCGGAGTCGACCTGGGCGCCGTCGAAGTACAGCTTCGTCGTCACCGACGACCCCGACCGGGACTCGGTGTAGACGGCGTGGTGCACGCGCTTGTCGTTCGGGCGGGGCGGCAGGACGCCCGGCGAGCTGAGGACGTTGCCGGTGCCGGTCGCCCAGCGGTGGCCGGCGTTGACCTGGTCGCTGCGGCCGAGGACGCCGCGCGCGGTGTACATCGAGATGTAGACGTAGTCGTCGATCAGGCTGTTCGGCGACTTCTTCGTCGCCAGCGCCACGGCCGTCTCCGACACTCCGAGCCCGGCGGGCGCGACCAGGTCGGTGGTGAACCAGCACTCGACCGACAGCGACCCGGACATGCCGAGGTCGGGGACGACGTCGGACAGCAGGACCCACCCGTTGAGGGTGTCGGCCGGGTCGAACAGCGGCGCCTTCGCACCGTCGACGCCGGGGCCGTCGGCCTCGCCGAGCGTGACCGAGCCGTTGTCGCCGAACTCGAACGGCTGCAGCGACCCGAGGACGGACGACGGGACGGCGTTGAGGACCTCGTCGGCGTCGCGCGGCTCCGTCATCGGGTAGTAGGCGACGGGGCTGTCGTCGAGGATCGCGAACTCCAGCGACGGGCGGAGCCGGAACTGCTGGTAGAAGCCCAGCAGGTCCTGCGCCTCGAACGACACGTAGGCCATCGCGGCGTCCGGGAACTGCGGGTCGATCCTCGTGATCCGTCCGACGAACCTGGTGTAGGTCGTCGCCGACTTCACCACCCGCACGCGGACGCGCTTGCCCTCGACGACGTTCGGGAAGTACGTGCCGAGCGGGTTGTCTGGCGTGTAGGCGCCGGACGGGTTCTCGAGGGTGAACTCGAGGATGCCGGGGACGGGCTCGGCGGGCCGGTCCTTCTTCCCGACGGTGATCCGGTAGCCGCCGGGGCACGACGAGGCGACGTCGGTCCACACGCCCGCGGTGAACTCGATCTCGATGCTGATCGACGTGGGCCTGCCGGCGGCCATCAGCGGCCCTTCACGGCGAGGTTGCTGGGCCGGTACCCGCCGATCGAGCCGACGGCGCGATCCACTGCCTCCGCGAGCTGCCGCTCCCATCCGGGGCCGGCCACGAGCGTACCGATGTGCAGGTGGACGTCGCCGCCGAGGCTCATGCCCGGCTTGAGGGGTACGACGGCCTCGTCGTACCGGCCCTCGCCGATGTTGGCGAGGATGCCGCCAGGGGTGGCCCGGACGATGCCGCCCTTGGCGAGGCGCTGGATGTAGGGCGTGTCGATGGTGATCGACGGGATGTCGAACGACTGCCCGAACGGCAGGTCGACGTGCTGGCCGCCCAGGCGGATCTGGAAGCTGTTCCAGCGGTCGATGATCCAGTTGATCGCGCCCTTGAACGAGCTCTTGAGCCCGTCCCACAGACCGGTGACGGCGGAGGAGATGCGGCCGGGCAGGGCGGCGAACCAGCCGACCATCGCGGTGATGCGGGAGCCGATCCAGCCGGCGACAGTGGTGAACACCGTCCACATCGTCCGGTAGTAGCCGACGATGAAGCCCACCGCCGCCTTGATCGCAGGCACCACGTGCTGGCCGAACCAGTCCGCGACGACGGCGATCGCAGCCTTGATCTTCTCCCACGCCGCGATCACGAAGTTGCGGAAGCCTTCGTTGTTGTTCCAGAGCCACAGGATCGCGGCGACGAGCGCGGCGATCGCGATGACGACGAGCGCGATCGGGTTCGCCGACAGCGCGGCGTTCACGAGCCACTGCGTCGCGGCCCACACCTTGTTCGCGGCCGCGGCGGCCTTCTGCTGCACCGTCGACCAGGCTGTGGCGACGCCGTTCTTCACGACCTCGGGGACCATCTTCATCAGCGCGGGCACGACGAAGTTGGCGATACCGGAGGACAGGTCCGCCCAGCCCTGCAGGTACGCGGCGACGCCCTGCTCGCCGGGGCCCTGGAGGATCGTCGAGAGGCCGTCGACGGAGTCCTTGAGGCCCATGATGCGCTGCTCGGACTTGTCGGCGCCCTCGCCGAGCCTGTCGAGGCCGCCGGCGGAGTCGTCGGTGGAGTCCTTGACCTTGCGGCCCGCGTCCTCCGCAGCGGCGCCGACGCCCTCGAGCGCCTTGGACGCGGACACGTCCTCGCCGAACAGGCGGTAGGAGAGCGCGACGCTACCGGCCATCGTTCGACTCCCTCATCTTCTTGACGTAGTCGTCGGCTGCCCGCTGGAAGATCAGCCACGTCCGGTACGGGAGGTCCCACACGGATCCTGGGTGGCCGGACGGGTGGGGGCGGATGCCGCCCCAGAGCTTGCAGATCACCGGGAGGCGGCGGAGGACCTCTTGCTCGAGGTCTTCTTGGCCTTGCGGTCCTGCGGTGCGCGAGCGGCGGCCGGGGCGGAACCCCGGCGGGTAGGGCCCAGGCCGCTCCCGACGTCCTCGGGGTCCGGGTCGCCCGGCTCCCGCTCGAACGAGACCTTCGCCATCGGGATGTCGCAGGCCTGCTCGAGGCTGAGGTCGACCTCCCCGGCGTGGCGGCGGGCAAGCCACACCTGGATCCCGGCGAGGATCAGCGCCTCGTCGGACTGCTGCTGCTCGGCCTCGGAGAGTGCCTGCACTCGGGCGGACATCTCGTTGAGCTCGGGGCGTGTCATGCCGGTGGCGCGCTTGATCGCCATCAGGTCGGCGAGGGTGATGTCGTCGGGGGTCACGGCCTGGTAGGTGCGGCCGTCGAGGATGACCTTCACGGGGCGTTGATCCTTCGTGTCGAGGGTCGGATCAGTCGGACAGGTGGGCGATCGCGTCGTTCATGGCCTCGAGGACGGCGGCCTCGATCTTCGGGGCGTGCGCGTCGATGGGGCCCTCGAAGAAGGGGCGGCCCTTCTGCTGCTGCCACGGCTCCCGCCCGAACGTGGGGTGCCGCCACCCGCCGGGCTTGTTGTAGACGCGGATGAGGCCCCGCTGAGCCGCGGGCAGCTTGGTGCCCTTCGACTGGATGACGACGCCGGACTTCCGGGTGCTCGTCGAGATCGTCACCGACACGCCCGCGGCGATGCCGGCGCGCAGACCCCGGGAGCGGCCGGAGCCGCGGGACAGCGGCGGCTTCCTGACCTCCGCCTGGACGTCCTTCGCCGCCGCGGCGGCGGCCTGGCGCAGCCGCTTGCGCAGCGCCGCCTTCAGCTTCGGCTCGACCTGGCTGGACTTGCCGAGCAGCTCGTTGAACAGCCGGGCGTCGGCCGACAGCGCGGCCCGCTTGCTCACAGCGCCGTGTCGCTCGTGCGGAGCACGGTGTACAGCGCGGGGAGCGTCGCCGTCGCGTAGGCCTTGAACTTGTGCTCGACGGTGATGATCTCGTCGCCGTTGGCGACCGGGACGCCCGAGCGCAGCTTGATCGCCGGGAACGCGAACTGCAGCGTCGCGTTCCCCGTCGACAGCGCCTCCGCCGACGTGTAGGTCACCAGCAGCGGGCGGGAGGTGTTGGCGCGGTAGTCCGCCAGGTACGAGGTCATGTTCTCGTACTCGGCGGTGAACGACCCGGTGACCTCGCGGCGGCCGGGCTGCGGCTTCGCGGTGAGACCGCCGAGGCCGACGTTGGGGCGGCGCACGAGGTTGTTCTTCACCTCGAACTTGAAGTCCCGGAAGTTCGTCGCCGCCGTCGGGCCCGAGGCGAGCGCCGTCGTCGTGGGAGCCGTGAGGGTGCCGCCGTAGCCGGCCGCCACGTGCTCGAACGAGTAGATCGACGTCGGCAGCAGCGTCGGGTAGGTGAGCGCGGCGAAGGACTGCAGGGAGTCGATGTCGCGGATGTCGAAGTTGAACTCGAACATCGGGACGGCGTCGCCCGAGCCGTCGAACGACCACGAGTCGACCATGCACCCCAGGAAGGAGAGGGCGTCAACGGTGCCGGCGGTGGTCTGCGGGATGCCCTTCTGGATGCACAGGGACGCGGGGCTGGTGCCGAACTGGTGCACCTGCTGGTAGGTGGAGCCGGACACCAGCGTCGACGTCGACGAGCCGTGCGCGGCGTCGAGGAGGACCCCGAGGCCCTTCGTCTGGGCGGTGATCTTCACCGGCCCGGACCCGGCGCGGCTGGTCTCCACCGACCGGTAGTCCAGGTCGGTGAGCGCCCCGACGCGCAGGCCGTTGCCGTCCGACCACGTCGGCGCGAAGTCGAGGCCCTCGTCGTCGAACTCCAGCGCCCGGTTCGGCGCGATGTACGTGCCGTAGGTGGACTCCTGGCGGAAGTTCAGGGAGACCGGGGTCGTCATGGCTCAGCCCTTCTTGGCAGGCGCGGCGGGCACGTACATGGAGTCGTCGGCGAGCAGGTGCGCGGCGACGTCGTCGTCGACCTCGAACTCGTCGCCGGGCTTCACGTCGGACAGGCCGGCTGCGACGACGTCGACGCCGACGAGCGGGCCGACGTATCGGACCTTGGGCATGGCTGGTCTCCCGTGATCGATGGGACTGGTCAGGCGACGAACTCGCCGGTGACGAGGAAGTCGATGACGGTCTTGCGGCCGTCCTCGATGTCCTCCTCCTCCTCGACGGCCTCGCCGAAGGACAGGCGCGCCCACTGGACGACGTTGCCGAGGTTGATCTGGGTGGAGGGGACGGTGCCGGAGTCCTGCAGGTAGTCCGCGAGCTCGGCGAGCATGTCGAGGCCGCGCTCGGTGACCGTCTGCTGGATCTCCTCGCCGCCGCCCTGGAAGGTGGTGATCCGGCCGGTGACGGCGAAGGAGTACCAGCGCTTGCGCAGCGGGGACTGGCGCGCCTTCCCCTCGGTGAACGAGATGGCCAGGATCTCGACGATGTCGTCGGGGTCGTCGCTGCCGACCGGGCCGTACACGACCTTCACCGGGTCCGGCCAGAGGGTCGTACAGATGGCGACCAGGTTGGCCTTGATCGCCTTAGCCGTGCTGGGCGCGCTCATGCCATGCCCGGCATCCGGTACGACGACCGGCCGCGCAGCAGCTCGAGGGCGCGCTTCGGGACGGCGTAGCCGGATGCGATGACGATGTCGTCGGCCTGGGCGTTCTTGCCCTTGCGCTGCTGCCCGACCTTGTACATGTGCGCGGTGATGACACGGGCGGCCTGCACGACGTTCGGGTCGATCGCAGCCGCGCCCACGGTGTAGACGACGACCACGTTCTGCCGGCCCCACGAGAACGTCGACGGCGTCGACGAGCCGCCTGCGTAGACGATGCCGGAGGCCAGGTCGGCGGTGTAGGCGCTGGCGGCCAGCGCCGTCCCGTCGACCGTGACCGAGGTGATGGCGGAGGCCCGCTCCGAGAGCAGGACCGCGCGGCGGCCCCCGTCGAACGTCTCCGTCACCGTCGCCACCAGGACGCGGCCGGCGATCTCCTCGACGATCGGGGTCGTCGCGGCGATGTAGAGGCGGAGCTCGTCGTCGTTGACGTCGGTGATGTGGTTCAGCTCGGCCTTGGCGTCGGCGAGGCTGATGATCAGCCGCGGGTCGGCGGGCCACACGTCGGCGACGTCGGTCCACGGCAGGGCGCCGGAGTTGGCGCCCGTGCCGTTGAACTGGCAGCGCCAGCGCCCGGCCTGCGTGGAGACGATTGCGGCCTGGTAGGTGCCGGTGCCGGTGTTGGACGGGGTGACGGTCGTGGTGGTGCCGTCGGGGCGCGTGATCGTGGCACTGCCCATGGTGCCGACGTTGGCCGGCGCCCCGGCCGAGTCGTAGGTCGTGAGCCCCCAGGTGATGGTCTGCCCGACCTCGTAGGTGGTCACTTCAGCCTCCGGTGGCGGGTGGTCGGGTGGGGCTGGAACCGGCCCGGGGAGCCGCTGTCGCGCCGCTGGAGGCGCCTGCAGCGACGAGGCGGGCCGTCGTAGCGGGGGCGCGCCCGGGGGCGCTGGTGGCGCCGTGGCGGGCCGGGCCGCTGGTGGCGCGACCGCCCTCCGCGTCCAGGGCGGCGCCGCCGGTGAAGGTCGAAGTGCCGCCGGCGGCGGTGGCGACCGCGACCGCCGTGGCGAACAGGGCCCCGCCGGTCAGTGTCGTGATCCCGCCGCGGGCGACTGCGGCGGCTGCGACGGTGACGAACGCCGCGGACCCGGTGAGGGCGGCCGCGCCGCCCTGGGCGGTCGCCCCGCCGGAGCTGGTCGTGAACGCAGCGCCGCCGCGGAACGTCGCCGCCCCGCCGCCCGCGAG